ATATTCTGGCACATCGTTAATGTTCATCTCCCGACTGTCAGCAAATGCTTGATAGTTATTACGTCCGGTAAGTTGGATAAGACCACGACCACAGAAACGCCAGCCATCACCACTAGACTCATCACCATTGCCCATGCGATTGGCATACGCTTTGTTTGCGATGTGCATTTGTTTGTTGAGTCTTGATGCGAAGTCATTAGCGATTGCGTCTGTAGGAAAGTATTTCGGGAATATCTTGCGGAGCGTAGCAGGTTTATAGTTCAGGTTTTCTTTTAGCACCATGAACCCACCTGACTCATGAGCACACTGCGCGACAAAAGCAGCGATCCTGCGAGGTGTGTTTATATCGTAATCAGGAAACAACTTTGATAATGCCTCATGCCAATCAGTAACATAAGGATTTTTAGGGAGCATCTGTTTAAGTTGACTGACTGTAATCATTGTTCACCTTTTATTCGCTCATCAATAATTTGCTTGCGTAGTTCCCGCATCTTTCTTGCCTCGTATACAGCAGCATTCATAGCATTATTCATATCCATGTACATGAATCCTAGCAGTGGTATGACAATGACAAAAGTCAGAGCCATTACTAAAATACATAATACGATAGCGAACGATACGTCTGACTCTCCCGAATTAGAACTAACACGCCGAGGAGCCACACTACGACGAAAAGGATTGCGCCAAACCATGTTGCATATTCCTTCCGCTTCCTCAATAACCTGCGTCTGTTTAATCTTTCCCGCTGCAATCGTGATGTCTCACGCTTATGTGCTTCATCTTGCTCTACAATAATTTGCTTCCACATCTTCTCGTACTTAGTCCACAAGTCACCCAACTCAGGTGGTGCTTTATAGACCATTGTCTCGCGCAGCTCAACGATCATGGCGTCTAACCTTGCTCTGATGATTACTCTATTCAGAGCACGTTTACCGATTGAGTCTGTGCCTGTGTACACTTCCTTTGCTTCTGCTTCCTGCTGAATAAATGCTTTGCCGATAGCATCGTAAGCATCCATCAATCCACCAAGGTCATTACCAATCCGCAGGAATACATCGTTCGGATCAGACTTGCCTATCTCCTGTACTCTTGCAACTTCCTCGTTATACTGAATCTTCTGTGCATTACTTGGATTCGGTATCTTTTGAAACTGAGACTTCAGGTCATCCAGTACATCCTTAACTTCACCTGCTGCTCCCTTAATGTCTTTGTATAACTGGCATCCCTTCTTTACAGCAGCGACAGCAGCATTAGCAGCAGCGAGTAGAGTTAGCGGATCCACATATTAAAATAGATGAAGTTGTTTTTTCATTGCAATAATTTCTTCACGCAAGGAATCATTCGCTTCCTCGCACTTACGATTCTGTTCTTCTACAGTAGCCAATCTTTCTGACAAGCGAGTGACTTCCTCACGCAAAGTAGTAATGACTTGTTGCCATGCTGCATCTGTAACTTCCGCAGCTTTGTTGTTTCGGTTATCAGCTTTGATCTTTTGGTACATTCCCCAAGCACCTGCACCAATACCGCCAATACCGACAGCAATCTTTGTAATCAAATCTTCCATGACTATTCTTCTTCAGTTACAGGATCAGGTTCATCTACCTGCTCGATCTTTGGTTGATAATCTGTTGGCAGCATATTAGGTTCAACAAGATTCAAAAGTTTGACTTCACTAGCAGTCAATTCACCACCTTTTAAATCAGTCAAAATAAATTCTGATTCATGCGTGATGATTTTAATTTCGCCATCAGGAGACTTTTCTATTGCCTTAATCATATTATCCTTTTCTAAACCAAGCCGCACCAGTGCTTGAGTAAATATATTCTGCGGGTGTAGTTGCTGAAATTGTAGTAATTGGTCCACGGAAAGTTCCGTTTCCAAGAGTTAAGTTTGTTACAGTAGCACGAGTGCAGATAGATATACACTGACCATCAGCTGGAGAAGATGGGAAGTTAATTGTGAGCGTAGCAATAGTTGCCGTATGATTCAGACACAATACAGTTGTTGCACTGGTCAGTGTTATTGTCGAGCCACTAGTAGGAACAGATACAGTCGGAACTAAATTTAATCCACCAATTAAATTTACATCACCACCAAATCTATTAGGCCAATCATTAGCCTGATAGATGCCCCATTTATTTGTGATAGTTCCTACTTCAGTTGAAGTTAAATATAGATTGTAAGCAGTAGTTATTTCTCTATCTGCACTGGTAGTTATCTGTGAATAAAGTCCATACGCTCTGTTAATAGCCACATTTGAACTTGCTGGAGTTCCTGATGTATTTACCCTAGCAAATACTCCAAAAGCGTCATCTATCCTTGCAGTATTCCCTGCGCTTGTTGCGTAATTGTAAGAACCGTAAACATCTTCCATTCTGAAGAAGGTTGCGTTATCTGTATTGTGCAGTCCATAATTGTAAGCACCATATAAATTTCCTTCATTATCTACGCTATTACCTGACGCTTCATCTGCGGTTGCTTGATTCCAAGCACCATAAACATTATGACTAAATGCAGCAGAGTTTTGAACGGAAGTTAATGTAGCTACATTTTGAGCTGCATACAAACTTCTATCAGCAGTCAATGTAGCATTGGTTAAAGCAAGCTGGTTTAAAACTCCACGCCTAGTTCCATTCACAGTCATTGAATCTGTGATGCCCATAGAAACTGATGAGCTTACTGTTGCTGTTCCAAGCGCAACTCTTAATCCGGCAATATTTCCATTTGCTGTATTTCCATCAGCATTAAATGAGTAAGTATTTGCTGTGTCATCAAAAGTAATTGAATCTTCATTTAATGAAGTACTAAAATGCAAAGTCTTACTTATTGGTTGATAGAAATAAGTTTTTGGAGTTGATGTTGCATCATCATAATTAACATAAGCAAAGTATGTTTTTACGCTATCTGATGGATCTACTAAAGTTGTTGGAGCATATACAGGACCAAAACTTAAATAAAAATTAGATGCGTTAGAACCATCAAACGGAGCCCATCCTGTTAAGGGGACATCACTACCATCAATTGGTGCGCTATTAAATCCTAAGCATGGAATTGCTGATGAAGCATAAACACTTGGACCACAATATTGATTCGCAAAAGATCCTATCGCGGCTATTACATTACTTTGTCCACTTAAATTTATACTGTTTTGATAAATAGAAATTGAGCCTGTTGCCCAACTAGAATAACCAAAAACATTAGAATATGTAACAAGTGGAAGTGACGCACCAGCACAAACTAAATTTTGTAATGGTATAACTGTATATGTGCCATTTGTAATTGTATTTTCGTATGCTAATGTAATTGTTGTCCCAGAATAAGAGGCATATGCAATTGGATAATATGATTTAGATGTTGATACAAGCGCGATTATTCCTCCACCAGAGGGGATATAAGCATTATTTGATGTGTTTGTAGTAAGAGAAGTAAAATCTCCGCTTGTGGAAATCGTTATTGTTGGGAATCCCGGATTGTCAAAGATTGCACGTCCAATACCATCTGACCAAGCAGCAAGACCAGAAACACCAAGCAAAGCTGGATAAGTTTCTTCTTGTGTTGTATATGTAAAAAATCTGCTGGCGATTGCGGTGTGTTGTAATCTAGTTTAATAGCAATTGCATTTCCACCAGACAATCTAAAATTATAATTACTACCAAAACCCAACTCACCTAAACCATCATATTCAGTAACTCCTCCTTCAGAACAAGCAGAAACTGGAATAATTACATCACCCACATTGATTCCACTAACATTATAAATTCCAGAGCAACCAGTTAAACTTGTTGAAGTTTTGCCTGTATATCTAAAAATAATATAACTACCATTCCATTGGTCGTGAGCTGGAATATGAATGAATGCGCCAATTGGAGGAAAATCAATTGTGTCTTGTAATTGTATTGTGTACGTTGTAAGAGTTGTCCCAGTATAAATATCTATATTTGCGTTTGCTGTAACAATTGATCCGCGATCCATCAGGATATTGCCTGACAATAATTTGCCTCGAATTGCAGTAGCCGATATTTGATTGGCTGTGATACTGCCATCAACAATAATGCTGCCATCAATCTTATTAGGTATACCACTCAGTTCAGCAGATACATCATAATCAGTCGGATCAATCTCTGAGATGTATGCGTACTTCACATAGTAAGTAGTCAGCGGCGTTAAGTTTGCAATGATGATTGTAAAACTGTCGCCTGTATAAACAAGGTTCAAATCACTGGGCGTAAATCCACTTGTCGTAGATGCCCATACCTTAACAGTAGAAAGATCATCTCTGTCAGGATTATCAAGCGTCAAAATCAATGACGCGATACTTGAGGTAACTGAAGCAGCCATTTTATGTAGTTGGTATCTTAGTGATGGATATTGCGCCTAATGCAGACGCAGCAGAATAATTCCCAGACTTATCTCTCATGCGAACAGCTACTCTATATTTTGTTCCCGGCGATACTGAAAATCTTGGAGTAGGGAATTTGTTTAATTCAATACTCGCATTCTTAGTTGTACTTTCTACTATCTGACAATCAACATCATTCCAAAAATTATCTATCGTTCCATCTGGAATACCGGGAGTTCCTACTTTGCCAATCTGAAATTGGTATTTATCAAAGTCTTTAGGCAATGCAGGTATAGTTCCTGAGATTGTTAATTGCAAAGTAGATTTCTTTTGTACGATAGTAACTGTTGCTCCACTCATAGTTTCAGGTGCAGTTACATCATGAATAAAAGAATAACTTGTATTGGAATAATTGCCCCACACATCATAAGTGCGAATATAAAAAGTGGTCGATGCAGTTGCTGAAATATCTTTAAGACGAGCAGCAGAAGCTCTCCCCTTATACGCATACGCACTATTTATTCCCCAATCTGTATTGCTTGTTCTTATCTCATAACCTGCTACATCAAAAGTTGTAGGTGCAACATCATCCCAATCTAAAGACAATTCAACAACAGCAGTCGCTGTCTTTGTTACTTTCTGAGTAACAGCAGAAACATTGCTCGGCTTCTGAATTGTAAAACTTACTGACGCAGCAGTTGCCGAATAGTTGTTGATTACATCTCTTGCTTTCACATACCAAGTATATGAACCTGCCGTCTTAACTGTGTACACATATTCGCTCGCACTGCCTTTCCACAAAGGTGTGCCAATTCCCCATCCAGAATCTGCTGTCCTTACCTCATAGCCTTTAAGATCAGGCTCGCTATTCGGTGTCCAATCAAGTTTGATTCTATTGCCAGATTCAGTTGCGGTTAATCCTGTGACGTTAGCTGGAACGCTTGTCTTACCTACTACTGTGTGATTGACTGTGTTTTGCCACGGTCCAACTCTGCCATCTGTAGTGACATATCTGATCCGCATCTTATATGCTTCACCTTCTTCCACATCATTAAAATAAATTACCGAAGAATTGGTAGAGACTGAAACAGTACCTTCCCATTCATCACCTGAATTGTCAGCACTCTTAATTTGACCTTCTACATATTTGCAAGATTTAGGAACTGTAGCTGCATTATTAAATGCAACTTTAATGCGATATTGAAATTGGCCGGGAGCAATTACAACAATGACAGACTCATCACTTTTTATATCTTGAATGCTTGGCTTAACAGTAACAACTGATTGCTCAATTATTGGAGGTAAAGTTATCTGGCTATCAAACGCAGGAACTACTTCATCATCACTTGAATAAATTGCTTCTGCATAATCAACTAAAGTTAGACGAGCAGAATAATTATCTGTCGGCTCAATAGTCTGCACAACTAAATCAACAGACTCAGAATTAAGAGCACCAAACATAAACAGATTGCCAGCAGCACCTTGTGTACTTGTAACGCTGCTCGTCAATGTGATGGTCGAGTAATAGCCATCAGCTAATTTTGCTGCAACTGTTCTGGTTATAGATGTCCCATCAGCCAAACGAATTCTAATTGTGTATTGTGTGCTTGCATCCATTGGAACTAAATTATCAAGTTCCAATTCTGTTCCGCTATTGCGATTTTTAATTCTGCCAGTAGACAATCCCCACAATGGAACATCATGGGTAACTTTAACTCTATCTCCGCGAGTACAAATTAGATGCTCCATATCCACATTTAATGTGTAGGTTTCTGGACGCAGCTTTAATTGTGCAAGATGGAATCGTGCGTGTTTAAATATTTGATCTGTAGTAGTAACTCCCGGGAGAGTTAATCCTTCAAACTTTGTAGCGTTCGCACTGTTGTATCCATCGTTATAAACAATCATCTCATCTTGTATATAACCTTTTTTAGAGTTTACAAATTGAACTCTAAAAGCATGAGGAATATTTGGCAAACCTTTCGTTGATTCAAAACCCCAACTATTACTAGGCGTAAAGAATTGAGCAATCGTATTACTTGGCCTATCAACAATGACAGTCCACTTACCATCGCGGATAGTAGGTGAGGCACGACCAGCAGCACATACATCACGCAGCATATCCAGCAAACTTTTTTGATCTGAAATTACTGCATCAAACATGAACTTATTTGTTTTGCAGTAAGCGTGCCAATCAATCAAGGATGGTAAATCAATTTGACTATTGCCAACTGCTTGAGCATTTGCAGGATGCTGCAATACATAGCGGAATAGACTTGCAGGATTTCTTGTCGGTCTTGTTACCCAGTTTGTAGGATCAGCAGATACAGTTACATTTCCTGAAGTTGTACTAACAACCATAGCGACTTTGAAAGTATTGGTGTCAGCTTGTGTAATTGTATAAGTCCCATCAATGCCACTGCCGCTTGTGCAATCTAGCACTACGCTATTGCCTACAGCATAAGGATGACCATTGTATGTGACAGTGCAAACATTAGAACC